GATAGCGGTGATGCTTCTTATTCTGTTGCTGTTGGATATACTGCTTTATCTGCTAATAGCGGTTCATATAATGTGGCAGTTGGTAATGCGGCACTTAAATCAAACACCACCGCATCTAATAACACAGCAGTAGGATACCAAGCTGGGTATAGTACAACAACAGCGGCATCTAATTGTTATTTTGGTTATCAAACTGGTTATTCATTAACTGCATCAAGTGGTGGTAATACATTTGGTGGTTATCAAGCTGGTTACACTTTTAATAGTACCTCTAATGGCTTTCATGCAATGTATGGTTACGGTGCTGGTTACAGCGTTTCTACTGGTCTAAATAATACTTTAATTGGTGCAAACTCTGGGTACTACATAAGTTCAGGTTCTAAAAATACTGTTCTTGGCTCTTACAACGGCAACCAAGGCGGTCTAGACATCCGTACAGCAAGTAACTACATTGTGTTATCTGATGGTGATGGTAATCCTAGATTGGTTGGCGCTTCGGGTGGACAAATTACTGTCGGTTCAAATATATCTGCCGCTACAAGCCCTAAAGGTGATTTAAATATTCAAGGTTCAGCAAGCACTCAAACCAATTTATATCTTTTTAAAGCCACACAAGTTGAGGGATATGTTGGTTTTGTAAGTGGTTCTAATTCTAATCTTTATATAAATACTGGTTCAACAATGGGTTCTACTGGTGTTTATATGACCAATGGCGGAACTTCTTGGACATCAAATTCTGATGAAAGATTAAAAGAAAATCTTGTGCCTATTACTGATGCAGTAACCAAAGTAAATTCTTTGCGTTCAGTTATTGGTAATTTTATTGCAGACGAAAATAAAACACCAAGACCATTTTTAATTGCACAAGATGTTCAATCAGTATTGCCTGAAGCAGTCAGCACCAGCGAAATAGACGGCACAGAATATTTGGGTGTTTCTTACACCGAAGTTGTGCCTTTGCTTGTAGCCGCCATCAAAGAACTAAACGCCAAAGTAACCGCTTTAGAAACTAAATTAGGAGCATAAAATGGAATTAACCCACGAACAACAAGTAGCACAAGACTATAAAGCAGCAATGGATAGCGTAAACCTACTTAACGCTGGTAAGCCTGAGAAGATGACTGATGCTGATTGGGCAGATACAGTTAAGCGTAACAAAGCTCATCTTGAAATTCAAATTGCTAAAGGTGCAGAGTTTTATGGCGAGCATGATTTAACGCCATTTACAGCAGCTATTGCTAAGTAATTTTTAACCGTAGTACAACTAGGAGAATGACATGGGAAACGACAAAAAGACCCCCATTACCATTAACGACAAAGAGTATCAATATGAGGACTTAACAGCGGAGCAACAGACGCTGTTTAATCATTGTATTGATTTAGATCGAAAGATTAGCTCGGCAGCATTTAATCTTGATCAACTGCAAGTAGGTAAACAAGCTTTTATTAAGCTACTTGAAGAGTCATTGGCTAAAGCTGTTGAAGAACCTGCTCCTCCTGTTCAATAATGCAAGATAACTTAGAAACTTCAGCGCATTTTGCCACTGCTGTTTATAGTATCAGCAAGCCTGACTTTTTACCGTCAGTGCTTGCTGTTTTTGATGAAGCAATTAAAAAACAACAGCAGTTAAAAGAAATCAATGCACTCTATCCTGTCTATATGACAGGAAATTTGTATATGGATCCACGATTAAATGATTTCAGCACTTATATTGCATCTACCGCATGGAATGTGCTGAACTCACAAGGCTATAAGATGGACGATAAGATTACTTATTTTCATTCTATGTGGGGTCAAGAGCATCATAAAACATCAAATATGGAAGAGCATGTTCATAATGATGGTGTACAAATTGTAGGCTTTTATTTTATAGATTGCCCAGAAAATAGCTCGCATATGATCTTTACTGATCCACGCTTTGGCAAAAATCAGTTAGGCATAGTAGAAGCCGATCCTACTAAGATTAGTATGGCATCTACGCATATTAGTTTTAAGCCTGAAGTCGGTAAATTGTATTTAACCAATGCTTGGTTAGCACATGCATTTTCACGGCATAACAATGATAAACCATTTAAGTTTATACATATGAATCTGTCTGTGCAACAAGCGCCTCTTCAGCAAGAGGTGACAATTGTATGATGAACAAGTACTTGGTCAGATACAACAAAACACGAGGACAGCCAGGAAGAGGAACAATTGAACATGTATGGAGAGTATTTGAAAATGGTAAAGAATTTTTATGCAAGCATATCAAAATTGAAGTTCCTGTCCACGATGAAAGAACTGGTGAAGACTGGTCTCTCTGCGGTTATGGCTATATGGAAATCAATAAAGAAGAATCCCTAATCACTATTAAAGCTACTAAGGAGTAATCATGCAATTCTTAAAAGAAATTGAAGCACATTTGGAAAACTTTGAATCAAAAGCCAAAGAAGAAATTCAAAAGTTTATTGACCATTTATATACAAAGTATCAACCGGTGACTGATGCAGTAGTGCCACCTCCTGCACCATTGACTATTACTACTCTTGTGCCAGCACCTGTGACTTTGGTTCCAGTTTGCGTACCTGCAGCGGATGCAACTCCAGAGCCGGCATCTGAGATAACAGTGACGTTGCCTGAAGACAATACATCTGAAGTAACAATCACTCCGGCACCAACTACTTGCGCACCTGCAGCTGAATAAAGTGTTTATCATGGATCCAATAGAACTACAAATTAACGAAACAGACAAGCGTCTAATGGTTCATGAAGCTGTTTGTGCGGAGCGTTATGCAGGTATTCAAGAAGCGCTTGCTAAAGGTGTTAAAAGAATGCAAAAAATTGAATATCTTTTATATGCAGTAATTGCTTCGGTTCTATTAGGGCCAAATTTTGCAGCTAAAATGTTAGAAAAGTTTATAGGTGGCTAGCAAAGTGAATTATGGCAGATCCATTAGGTTTAAACGAAGGGGTAAGAGCGTTAAGTGGTAGTTTAAACGCAAGTCGAGAAACAAGTAAACATCTATCTAAAAGTATTGAGAGTATACAGCATGATAGCTTAGAAGTAGCACAAAAGAAAGCTCAAGAACGTATTAGGGCAAGACGGGAAGCAGAGTTAAAGAAGCAAAATGCGCTAATAAAGGCATTAGAAGATTGGAAACATAAGAAACAAATCTCCGATGAGGAGGCTAGATTAAAAGTTGATTTTGTAAAGAAGTACGGTGCAAAAGAATGGGAAGCAGTATTAAAGATTAAGTTGGATATTGAAAACCTTCAAAGAAAAGACAATGAAGAATTTCAACATGATTTAAAAGAAGTAAGAAGAGTACAGATGTGGTGTTTTGTAGCAGCATTAATAGTAACTTTATGGCTTAAATTTGTATTAGGGGTGATTTAAATGGGTGACATATTTACACATATTCTGACCGGTAAAGATAATCAGACGCATGACATTGCAAAATGGGCATGGATGCTGGGATTTTTTCTTGTAGGCGGCGCTGCTATTTACATGATTTATGCCGGAAAAGAGATTAATTTGACTGAATTAGCTGGCGCCTTAGGAATTGTTTCTGGTTCAGGAGCGGCGTCTGTTGCAGGTAAACATTTAGCAGGAGCAGAACCTGATGTTCCCTCTTCCAATTAGTACTTACATTTACATAGCAATTGCACTTAGTACTGCATTCATTACTCATAGAGTTGATGGCTATTATTCTGAAAAAGAAAAATTAGAAGCTGTGCAGCATGTGGTTGAAGTACAAACTAAAGTGGCCAATGACCAAGCTATGATTAGCCAACAAACGCAAAAGGACAAAGATGATTTACAGACTCGCTATGATAATGCTATTGCTCAGCTTAGAGGCTTGCGCAACACAAACCTTTCAAACGGTCAATCCTCCGGCTTTGCAATACCAAGTCAAGGACTCAGATTACTTGAATCAGATGCAGAAGTTCTTATCGGGTTTGCAAAGCAATGCACCAACACAGAAATAGAGCGGAATGACGTGATTAACAAATATAATGCTCTAATGGTGACTAAATGACTGAAAACTTTGACCATTCCCTTGATTTAGTCCTTAAGTCAGAAGGTGGGTTTGTTAATAATCCTAAAGACCCAGGTGGAATGACTAATTTAGGCGTAATAGCATCTACATGGGCAAATTTTAAAGGGCGTAATACTAATGAAAAAGAAATGCGATCTCTTACAAGAGATGATGTCGCACCTTTGTATGAAAAGAAATATTGGGATGCTTGTAAATGCGATGACCTGCCTTCTGGCGTTGACTACCTTGTATTTGATTTTGCAGTAAACTCAGGCCCAGGGCGGTCTGTCAAAATACTACAAAGAGCTCTTGGTCTGCCTGAAGATGGTGCTGTTGGTCCTGTCACAATTCAGACCATTGATGTCATGGATAAAACAGAACTAATTGCTAGGTTCTCAGATGCTAAGAAGCAGTTTTATGAATCATTACCGACTTTTGCTACTTTTGGCAATGGTTGGTTAAAACGAGTTGATGAAGCTCGTGTTAATGCTAGTAATATGTTAGGATAAAAAATGGCTACCTCCTGTACTCCCGCATGTACCGCAGCAGCGGCAATGACTTACAACAGTCTGATTACTGATGTGACGCAGTACTTAGAGCGGAATGATACAGCTGTTGTTAATCAGATTCCTCAGTTCATTATGCTGGCTGAGTTTGAAATTGCACAAGAAATCAAAACACTTGGTCAATTAAGTGTAGTAGAAAGTACTATGAATGCAGGTAATCCTGTTATTCCTAAGCCAGCAAGATGGAGAAAAACCACATCGTTTAACATTACCAATGCAGGTGTGAAGCAGCCTGTATATCTTCGTAAGTATGAATATTTAAGAAATTATGCCCCAACTAGTGGCGCAACTAGTGTTCCTTTATACTATTGTGATTATAATTATGACAACTGGTTAGTCGCTCCTACGCCTGATCAGGCATACACATTTGAAGTTCTTTACTATGAGAGGATTCCGCCTTTGTCTTCATCAAACCAGACAAACTGGATCACACAGAATGCACCAAATGTGATGCTATATGGTACGCTGCTTCAAGCAATGCCATTTTTAAAGAATGACCAAAGACAAATATTCCAACAGAAATATACTGAAGGAATGCAAGCTCTCAAGTTGGAAGATCAGCTTCGTATTGCTGACCGTCAAGCAATTGCTCAGGATAGCTAATTATGACTACATATACCAATCCGTTTACTGGGCAGACCGTATCACCTGCTCAAGTATCTTATGAATCACTGACCATATCAACAAACACCACATTACAGTGGCCTGTGAATGGTACAAGTTCTTCACTTACGACTGCAAATATTATAGAAGTGACCGCCACTACAGGTGGATTAGAGTTGTTGTTACCAGCAGCTACTCAAGTCTCTGTAGGTGAAGCTGTTATTATTCGTAATATTGGATCAAATTCCTTTACTGTTACAAATAACAGTGGCGGAACCATCATTACTATTGCTTCTGGCATTGCAGAATACATCTACTTAACCGATAATACAACCGCCAATGGTATATGGGCAACTGTTACTTTTGGTGCAGGCACATCATCTGCCAATGCTTCAGCTCTTGCTGGTTATGGTCTATATCCAATTACGACTACTTTAAATCAGCAATATGTTACAACCAACTTTTATTCAAATCAGACTCTAGATGCTACCAATCGAGCTGAGTTTATAGTCTGGTCAAGTGGAGTAGGCACACTTACACTTCCTCCGTCTGCATCTGTTGGCAATGGTTGGTTTGTGATGATCGCTAATGACGGAACAGGCATTTTAAACATTGCACTTCAAGGTACTGACACAATAGATGGCAATACATCTAAGCAATTACAAATTTCTGAGTCATTTGTGGTTGTGTGTAACGGCTCTGGGTTTAATAGCTTTGGTTATGGGCAAGCTACTCAGTTTGTATTTACACAGTTAGCACTTGTAGTTACTGGCGGAACGCTGACTGAGACTAATGCACAAGCATCTAACTTAATTCAAGAGTTTAGTGGTAACTTAACATCAAATCAAATTATTATTCTACCTTCTACTGTTCAGTTATATTCAGTTACCAATAATACAACTGGCTCATTTAACTTAACATTTAAAACTGTATCAGTCGGTGGTGCAACTGTTACTGTGCCTCAATCAACTAGTGTGATTTTAATTTGCGACGGCACTAATGTTTACAATGCTACTTCAGGCGCAGTTAGCTCAATCACTTCATTGACTTTAGGTAATGGGTCTACATCAGTACCGTCATTAAAATTTACCGGCGATCTAAATACTGGTATTTATTTACCGTCTACTGGAACATTTGGGTTTGTAGTAAATAATACAGAAGCTGGTTACTTTGATAATACAGGATTCTATGCATTTAACGGTATTAGCGGAGGGACATTTTGACCGCTAATGTTATCTCCCTCAATATTCCTGCAGGAATTCAGCGAGATGGTACTCAGTTTGACTCACCAATGTACGTTGATGGGCAATGGGTCAGATTTCAGCGCGGTCGTCCTCGTAAGATAGGTGGGTACAAAGGTATCTTTTTAAGCGCGCTTGAAGTAAGTCGTGGTATGACCATGCAATCACAGCAAGGTTTAAACTATGTCTATTCAGGTTCACAAAATTATTTACAAGCTTGGCAAACTGATAATGATGATGGTGTAGGCTCAGGCCCGATTAACATTACATTAAATAACTTTACAGCAAATGAGAATAACTTATGGCAGTTTGATATTGGTTATAACTCTAATGGATCAGGTCAGCTTCAAGTGGTTGCACACCCAGGTCAAAATCTAACTGATATTGATAGCACTATTAACGTCCCTGTACTGTCAGGCAATTTCCCATATGGTGCTTTGTCCAAGGTGGGTGTCTTTACAGCCACTGGAACATTAACCGGTACATCATTTGTGATTAGCTCTGCTAACTATAAAATTGGTCTAGGTCAGACAGTAACAGGCGCTAGCTTACCTGCAAATACTACAGTTACTCTTGTGTCGGTTGTAGGCGCTACTACCACTGTGACTTTAAGCAGTGGCGGTGGTTCAGGCACGCAAACATTGACCTTTGATAATAATATCTCTGTGTCAGGTGGCGCATGCATGATTTACCCATACCTCTTTGTATATGGGAATAATGGCTTAATTCAAAATAACTCAGCAGGCGACTTTACAAACTGGACAGGCGCTGATTCAAACGCAAATAATGTATCAAGCACAAAAGTAGTTAAAGGTATGGCACTTAGAGGCGGAACTACATCACCTTCAGGCTTGTTTTGGTCACTTGATCAGCTTACTCGTGTATCATATAGCCCTACCACTGTAGGATCATCTGTCTTGTATTGGCGGTATGACATTATTAGCACGCAGACATCTATCATGTCAAGTTCATGCGTCATTGAATATGATGGCATATACTATTGGTGTGGTGTAGATCGATTCTTAATGTATAACGGTGTTGTTCAAGAAATTCCTAACACTACAAATCAAAACTACTTTTTCGACAACTTGAACTATGTACAACGCCAAAAAGTTTGGGCAATGAAGATTCCTCGTTGGGGTGAGATCTGGTGGTTCTATCCTGCAGGTGATTCTACCGAGTGCAACAATGCCATTATCTATAATGTGCGTGAAAAGACTTGGTATGATGCCGGTTTTGCTCCTGCAGCGAATCGATCAGCAGGTGTGTTCTCTGAAGTATTCCGTTACCCTATTTGGGCAGAGAATGTGCAGAATATTGCAGGTACATACACACTATGGCAGCATGAAGTAGGCACTGATGAAATCTTTTTAAGCACAGTAAACGCTGTTGAATCATTCTTTGAAACCAATAGTATTGGTTGGGTAAGAGGCGGACCTGGTCAGTTATCTGTAACAGGACCTAATAAATGGATTCGATTAGAACGAATAGAGCCTGACTTTGTGCAATCCGGTCAGATGAGTGTAACAGTCACAGGTAGAGGCTATGCAGATGATACAGACATTACCACTGCGCCTTACACATTTGAGCCTGACACTTTAAAGATTGATATGCGTGAACAAAGACGTGAAATGAGACTTCGCTTTACAAGTAATACAGAAGGCGGAAACTATCAGCTAGGTAATGTTCTATTAAGCGCTGATATTGGTGATGAACGCTCTACAGGTAACCCATAATGGTAGTCTATGATCCACGCGGACTAACATGGGACTATTGGTGTTCCAGAATGGCTGATTTGTTTGCAGCAAATCAGTTAGGCACAGTCTCTGAAGACAAATGGAGAGACTGGGCAGATGGTATGCAAGGTATTGGATACTTTGTAAACTCTGCTGTACCTGATCCAAGAGGCTTTGATGAATGGTATCAATGGGCTGAATCGTTAGTTGGTATTATGAATGTAGATACAAGGCAACTTTAAAATGACACCAGAACAAATTATCGCGTATGAAACTGGCCGAAAAGGCATGAATTCTGATGCAATCTTAGCCAAGCTAAGAAAGCACATACATGAGCATGATGCTAATTTACTACAAAAGCATGATACATTAATGTACTTAAAAAGAATTGATGATCATAATGCCGACGTGTACTTTATTACAATCGATGCGCCATTGGTTTTATCCGGCGCAATTAAATATTTTTTAGATTTGGCTAGAAAGCACGGAATTAAAGTGCTTCATACATCTTCTAAGAATCCTAAAGTAATGCAAGCTCTACAGTCAAATCATGCTCATGTTATGCGATCTCCACAGAACCCTTCCAAATTGGCAATCATTTTATAATGACTAAAACTGTAGAACAATTTAAAGATTGGTGGATTAAGTCAGGAAGACCGTTTCGTCCTCCTTTTAAGAATTGTATTCATACAACTGACATTGCATATGCCTTATGCTTATTTAGAGAAGGTCAATATCAAGTAGAATTGTATATTTGTAAACCAGACACTGAGACCACAAAACATAGCCATCCAAATGTAGAATCGATATCTATGTATTTAACTGGTGATTTATCTTTTTCAGATAAACAAGGTAAATTTGCTGATTTATCCGCATATCAATGGCCTAGGCAAGATGGGTCGCATATGCTGTTAGGAAAAACTGCTGATAAGAACAATGGAACACCTCATGCATTGAAAACTGGATCAAGAGGCGGCTCATTTTTAATTTTTGAACATTGGTTAAAAGACAACCCATCATCAGTAACTACGCACTGGGAAGGTGAATATGTAGGACCAATGCATGCAAAAACAATAGAGGCTAATCATGTGGTCTAATGTTACTGAATTTAAACAATGGTGGTTAAAGAGTCGACCATTACGTCCTCCATTTGATCAAGCATCATTTATTACAGACTTAGCTTATTCTCTTTGTTTATATAGAGAAGGTGCATTTCAAATTGAACTGTATATACTTAAACCTGATAGTACTGCCCCTTTTCATTCGCACCCAGGCGTTGATTCTACATTTATTTATTTAGGCGGAAATTTAGAATTTGGACTAGAAGATGGAACATTTCCTGACTTGTCTGAATTTCAAAAAGCTAAAGAGAATGGAGCACATATGCTATTAGGTAGGTCTGCCGATGCACCTGATGGTATGCTACATTCTGTTAGAACATTTAAAGAAGGTGGTGCATTTTTAAGTTTTGAGCATTGGAAAGAAAAAGAGCCTGATTCAGTAGTGTTGAATTGGATCGGGGAGCCTGATGGTAAAGTACATGCACAAGTATTGGGAAGATGATCACATTTCAGAAAGAGCCGCCTAATCCTTTTACAAAAGAAGCGATTGCATTATTTAAAAAGCATTATCAAGAATTAGCAGAAAGAAAAGATGTAATTAAGTTAAAACCGAATTTAAAGATGTATAACAATTTGTACAAGAAGGGAGCTCTAGAAATACATACAATTCGAGATGATGGCAAACTAATTGGATATAGTCTATGGTTTATTACTAAACATATACATTATGCCGATAGTATTACTGCTAATTCAGATGTATTGTATATAAGTCCAGAGCATAGAAAAGGAATGACAGGCGTGAAGTTTATTAAATGGACAACAGAAGAAGTTAAGAAGCGTAATCCGCAAAGGATTATGTTTCATGTTAAGCCATTTCTAGACTATAGTCCTATACTTGAGCGTATTGGCGCAAGATTTTTTGAAAAAATATATACTATTGTGACGGAGTAAATTATGGGCGGAGTCGTTTGTATTGTTGAGTGTTTTGTTGGGTGTGCTATCCCAACTTGTTGGATTCCAGGCGCATGCTGCGTCCCTGGTATTAGTTGCTTAATACCTTGTTGTGTAAGCTGTTTAAGTCCTTTCTGCGGACCTAGTTGCGGACCTACAAGTACTCCAGGTTGTGGTGCAGTACCTTGTGCACCTGAACCTCCTACATGCCAGCCTGCTCCTGTTCACTGTTACAGTACTCCTTATTGTGGTCCAACAGCTGCATGTAATCCATCAGGATTGACACCTGCTGAGCAAGCTGCATTAAAAGCTGCAGGTACAACAGCAGCTACAACATTAGGTAAACAAGTATTGGCTGGCTTATTATCTCCATGTGCGCCTAGTAAAAGCGCTAAAACTCAGTCCAATGTCAGTGGCGCATTGACGTCAGCTGGGACAAGTATGGTTGGTGGAACATCAGGAAGTGGTTCTTCAGGTGGTGGTGGTGCTTTACCTACGCCATTACAGAGTGCCGGATTAGCAGCTGCCCCTGTGTACAATACAAATACAAACATTCTTAAACCATTGACACAGTTAGAGAATTTAAACGGAACACCTGAGTCTCAATCAGCTACTGCACCTCAGACATTAGCAGCTACAAACTTACGAGTAGGCGATCCTACTGGTATGCCTACTCAAGCTATGGGTGCATCAGCACAGCCTAATCCATATGCTGCTTTATACCAAACAATGCTAGGCGGTCTAGGTACATCGAATCCTTCACCGGGTTATCCAGTAGCTGCAGAAGGTGGTAGTCAGGCCGACATTCTCCAAAGATTCCAAGATCAGAATCAAAGAAATAGATCTGGCGCACTTATGAATTCCGGATTAAAATTACTCAGTGGACAAAAAGCAGGTGGTGCACAGCATGAAGAGAATGGTGAACATGGAGAACATGTACCAGAATTCATTACTGGTGCCACTGGGCATTATGTAAAAGGTAAAGGTGATGGACAGTCTGACGATATCCCTGCTATGTTGGCTGATGGTGAGTATGTTTTTGACGCCGATACTGTTGCTGCTTTGGGTAACGGTTCAAGTGATGCAGGTGCCAAACTCTTAGACCATTTTAGAGAGTCTTTACGTGAACATAAAAGATCAGCAGCTTCAGACAAGATACCGCCAAAAGCATCACCATTGGCATATATGAAAGAAGCGCTTAAACGGCATTCGAAAGGTTAATTATGGCACTACCATCAGCATCACCTGCAGTTCCTTGTATTGGTGTAACTGCAGGATCACCACAAGGAGGCACATTTACTCAAGGGGCTGCCCTTCCAAATATTACGACCACTCAGACATCAGCAACAGCTGCTCCTCAGTTTTATACTTGTTATTTAAGTAATTTAGCAAGTCAAGGTCAACAATCTGCTCAAAATGCTCAGTATGTTGGTGCTCAGCCATTGCAGCAACAAGCATTCTGCCAAGTTGCTAAGAATGTAGGCAATTATCAACCCACATTAAATTCTGCAATTTGTGCTGCTAATCAAGTTAAAGGAACCAATTTAGCATGTGCTGTTGGTAATTATGGTCAGTCTAATATTGCTATGAACTTGGCACCACAGACAACTGCAGGCATAGTTGGTGCCGGACAGTTTGGATCGACTAGAGGTGCTGGTGCATTAGCACAAAATTTATCTAATGCAGACTTAGGTATTACACAGTTACAAGAGCAAGCATTACAGCAGTGCCAAGCCAATAAGATAGCAGCTGCTAATACTCTTGGTAATTTAGCAACAACACAACAGAACTTAGGACTAGGCTGTGTTAATGCACTCTCTACACTAGGCGCACAGCAACAAACCATTGCACAGAACCAACAGTTATTTCCATTACAGCAACTAACCAATGAGTCTGCATTACTTCGTGGCTATACAATGCCTACAAGTACTGCTCAGTCTTACACAGGCCCAATTCCCGGAGCTTATGCAGCATCTCCATTACAGCAAATTGCAGGTATGGGAGCATTGGCTGCCGGTATCAGTTGTACAGCACTTGGAAAAGCTATTGGCAAAGGTGCATCAGGTGCTATGTGCTCAATATCAAAGTATTTATTTGGTGGCAAGCCATGTTATGCATGTGCCGGTGTGCCATGCGCTCCTTGTTATAGCCCTGTTAAATATGCATGTTGCGTTATACAGAACCCAGGTGATTATGCTTGTGGTATTTAAAGGATAAATTATGGCAACATCACCACTAAATGCTTTAAAAGATGCTCCAGTACCTTCAGAAATTGGCGGAGATGAAGACTATTCATCAAAATATATCGATGCCTTAAATAAAATTAATGAAACTCTGAATCAACGTACAAGCCAGCCAATGAACTGGTTCAGTATTGCAGGTGCTTTATTAAAACCCGGTCGCACAGGAAATGCAGGTGAAGCAATTGGAAATGCAGCTGATGTAGTAGGTCAACAAGTCGAAAGACAGAGACAAGAAGAACTACCAGTAGCACAAATGAAAGCCGAGATTCTTGGTAAGCAATACCAAGTAGGCAGACAGCTTCAAGGTAATAAGATATTAGGCAGCATTTTAGGAACTGACCCATCCGCTGCAAGACAGTCATTAGAAGCAGGCAATGTACCTGCAGGCATTAGTCGTCTTGCCAACGGTAAGCAACTAGCAGCATTGACGTATTACGACAAAGATGCAGGAGTTGCATTAAAAGCAGGCATTGATGTTGAGCAAAAGCAAATGGAAAATGCCATTAAACTTCTTGACTCAGGCGTTGATATGTCAAAAGCAACTGCTAATATGAGTCCAGATCAAAAGAAAGAGTTTACTGCTAATATAGATGCATATAGAAATATGCTCGGTATTCCTGGGCCTCATAGCAATAATGCACAGTCTTTAGTAGAAGATCCTGCAATCGCTGCTAAGAATGCAGGCGTTCCTGTAATTCGTGGTCTTGGCTCTAATGAGAAGTTATATGCTGATAGTGTGGCAAACGGTACTCCTGGAATTCAGCCAAATGGGCTACCTGTTGCTAAACCAGGAACCAGTATGCATGAAAAAGGTGCAGCATTAGATGTTGATGCTAAGAGTCTTACACCACAAGGCCGTCAATGGTTAGAAGACAATGGCTATAAACAACCTATGCCAGATCGAGATCCTAATCATTGGGAGCTTGCTTCTGTAACAGCAGCAAAGCCAACAGCAATTAGTGGCACATTAGTACAACGCCCTGATGAAACGCCTGAGCAATTTAATGCTCGTAAGAAAGAAATTGAAGCACCGCAAATTAAAGATGCAGCAGAAGTGGCATCTGGATTAAGTAAGATTGATACTGACAGTTTAACAGCTTCAAACTCTGATTTAAATGAGCTGAAGAAGATTGCAGCTAGACCTGATGCTAATAAGATCTTTGCACCGTTGCAATTGCAAGGTGGTGAAACTTATGCTCAAGCAGCTACGAAGGTTGCTATTCAACAGTTTAAAGAAGGCATGAATGTTACTGCAGGTAGTATTCATGCTGGTGTTGGTGTAAACTTTGAGCCAGTATATCAGAACTTAAACTTAAGTCCGGATCAAAAAGTAGCTGCTGCTAAAGCACAACAGATCATTGCGCAACAGGTGATTAATAACATTATTGCCAATAAGACTAAGGCATTTGGTGGATCACGCGTGACTAACTATCAAGACCAACAGTTATCAGCACTAAATGCTAATATGAATCAGCTGCCTAAGTTTATTGGTGGTTGGGCAACAAGGCGTCAAGTGGATAATGCAGCATTACTAGATGCTCAAAATGAATGGACTAACTTTCAAAGACAGTCATTACAAAAGAATCAACCTGCCGATCCTCGTGCATTTATTCTAAGTGATACATACTTAAAAGACTTGCCGCAACGGCACAGAGAACACATTGAAAAAGTAAACAAATTCTATGGTGAACAATAGAGGTTAATATGGCAGACACAAAACAATACAATCCGTATGATACCGTTACATTAGGCGATACGCCTATTACTTCACCTGATGCATCTGATAAGATTAATAATAGCCCATACAGTAATATTACTTATGACAAGCCATCATCTAATGCATCTGTTACTGTTACAGGCGCACCTGCTGATTATTTAGGTCCTGCATTAGGAGGTGCTGCTGTCGGTACAGCTGCTGCTAAGTATGGTCCTCAGCCATATAATCTAGCACCTGATTTTCTTAAAGATCAAGAAGCTTTGTCAGGTAAAATTGCAGCACATAATAAGGCATCTGATTTACTTGACATGGCAAGAACTGAGCATGCATCTACATTTGACACTGCTCATCAGTTACACATGGATAAGTTAGATGCATTAAAAAATGCAGAAGACATGTTGGCGCAAGCTACCGAGCATGCACAACAGTTAGATGCTATTCCACCTGAAGGCTCAGGTCAAAAGTGGATTCCTACATCAGCAGCTACAGGAACACCAATAGGCGCAGCAGAGACTACTGTATCAGAAGCAGGCCAATTATCTAGGCTTGCTAAAGATAGACCGCCTGGGTATAACTTAACAAATGCAGGCATTTATGTCCCAGGACAAGGTGATGTTGCACCAATTCTGACCAAAGAGCAAGAAGCTGCTAAAGCAGCAGCTGCTAGAAACTATATAGCAGCACAGCAATTAAGAGATACACACCAAAAGATTGCAGCTCAGTCAGCAGCTGAATTAGAAAAAATGAAGAAAGCTGTACCTTCTAACGTGACTAATTTGCAAAAGCGATTAAATGATTTAGCAATTGAAAGAGCTGAAATTGAGCAAAGACTAAAAGCTAAAACTCCATCAGCTTCTACTGTTCAAAGATTTTTATCCGAGAAAGTTCCTTATGCCGATAAAGCAATGGAAGCTCTTGGAGAAGTGAATAATTTTATTAACAAAACTCCTGGTCTTAAGTATGCAGCTCCAGCATTAAGTGCAGGTTTAGGTGGTCCTCAAACATTTGCAGGTATGCAACATTACAATGAAGGGCAAAAGCTTAAAGGTGCTTTAGAAATGCTAAGTGGCGCAGGTGGAGTAATTGGAGCATTTCCACATCCTGCAACAAGAGCTGCTGGTGCTCTTGCGCAGGTTCCTTATATGGGATATGAAGCTGCTGAATACTTACATGACAAGCTTTATCCTCCTAAATAAGCTTTATATTTCTGTACGGCTCGGTTAACTTCTTGCTTATGCATACCAAACAACCGAGCTGCATGAGACTGAGACTGTAAGTCAACAACTACTAAATACAAAGCATCCATGAGATGGTCAGACCATCGAGGACGTTGTAACCTAAAGTATTTAAAGTAATTAAATCGTTGCTGTTTAGTCATATGACTAAGATTAAATTTAATAGCTGCCCAGTTCTTATTTGCCATGGATATGCCTCATTTCAATAGCATCAATTTGTTTTAACAAGTCTTCCCTGATTCTTAAATAAGTTTCACTGCCTGGGAATTCATCACGACCGATTGGATGGTAGAACTGTTCTTCACACCAATCAAAGTTATCATTCTTCTTATTTGGTGGGAATATATTGGTTTTACCTTTGGCAGACTGACGTTGATAGAAAGCATCAGGTTTACGGAAGTCAACCAATCCTTTTAAGAATGGATAGACTTTTAATACTTCCAACCATAGTTTCATGGCAATAATGTTATCTACTGTCGTTTGAATCTGCTCATCACCGCGCATGATGCAGTAACCAATAAGGTCTTTAATTGTACAGCGTACCATATAAAAGTGTTCAAAATTGCGAGGCATAATAGTACGGGTATCAAGGCCATGAACAAGACCACTATCAAGCATGTCAACATAGAGATCACGAGCCATTGTAGTAATTTGTTTGTATCTTTCTAAAAAATCAGCATTTGCCATAATCCCCGGTTTAACCATTACTCTGTCATCTCGCATATCCCTGTCACCATGAACTTGGGCCGCAAAACTAAACAGACGATGGCGTATTAAATGAGTTGTATCAATCATATCCATACCATTAACCGACCAAGTAATGTTGATCGTCTCCATGGCAGTAGGTAGCAGTTCATAACGGAATAGCTCATCAATGGTTTGGTCAATTTGATCCTCTGGAAAGTCCCATTGGATCTTGTCATTCCATGTATTTAATAAAAAGACGGATATAGTTTTTCTAAACTCTGCAACTGTAGGTGCATGAACTAGTTTAACATCAATACATTCTAATTGATTCATGAACTGGATTGGTTCTGTCTTTTTACCAAACTTCAGTGTTGTATGCATTGGCTGAAGATTTTTTATTTCTGATTTATGGATTTTTGGCATTTTCTACTCTCTTTAGTAAGTGTAATTCAACAAGGCGTGCATAACCGGCAATATCTCGCCAACTATCCACATGGTCTGGTGTAACAGCTAATCTAGATAATTTCATGGCTATCTTAGAAAAATACATTTGATAAACCAATCCCATTTCAAGGCCATAATGATGCTTATAACGGTCTTTTAATAGCTGAATGATTTGAGCTTCCAATGTAATTCCTTCAAAAAAGTCGCCATAAACTTCACCACGTTCTTTAATGACTTGATCAGTGGTTGTCATTTCTCTTGTGCCTTTCTTAGTATTGCTCTAGCAAAATCTAAAAAATGGATTATTTCTGTATCAGCAAATAATTTTTCATGTATTTCCATTATTTCCTCATCTGTTAGTGTCTTTGCTGGATGGGTGTAGAGTGGAATACCGCCATCATAATTAACTCTGCTGTCGTGTTTAATGCACATATATGCACCATCTTTTTCAAACATCCACGCTACTGGTTC